GAATTACGAGGTAAGCTAAGTAGAATGAATCTCGTAGTTGAGGCATTAAAAGATGCCGCAGTTTTAGAAGGAAAGATGAATGGTGCTACAGCAAAGCTATGGCGTAGGTTCATGGAAGACACCGGTAATATTACTGGTAGCGAGTCTAGTCTTCCTGAGTGGTTGCAGCCGCGTGCTACCGGAACCGGAGATCAAGGTAGTAACGAAAATCGAGAAGACAGTAATACCGGTGGTGGCGAGACCGAAGCCGCTCCAGCTAACTGACACTCGAGTAAGAGTTGTTACTGAAGATACACTAGAAGAATTTTTAAAACAGTACGAAGAGCAATATGGTGAGATTGCCTTTACGGTTTTGAGTATGAAAGACTATGAAAATCTTGCTTTAAATATTGCAGAACTTCGTCGATATATCAACCAACAAACCGAGATTATAGTTTACTATGAAGATGCAGTGACTGACGAGCCAAAAGAGGAGAATGCTCAGAATGGAACTGAATCTGGAGAAAGCCAATAAACTAGCGATATGTGCTAATCTAGCATATCAAGATCAAGAAGCTCAAAAAGGGTTCAAAGAACTCGGATATCATCATCATCTTTTCTTTGATCATGAAGAAGCGCAATGTCATATTGTGTGGAATGATGAAGAAAAAGTAATTGCGTTCCGTGGTACTGAACCAGACCAACTTTCAGATATTATGGCAGATCTAAAAGCGTGGCCCAGAAAGTCAATGACTGATGGTTGGGTACATGCTGGATTCCGCACAGAACTAGATAAACTCTGGGATGATGTAAAGCTTCTTGCCGAAGAACACACTGACAGAAAACTTTATATCTGTGGCCACTCACTTGGGGCTGCAATGGCAACTCTTTGTACTTCTCGTGTTGAAGAGTTTAGAACGGTTGATGGATTGTACACGTATGGATCGCCACGGGCTGGTACAAGATCTTTTGTCAAAGGAATTAAAACTCCACATTGGAGATTCGTAAATAATAACGATGTTGTAACTCGAGTACCTCTTGCTCTAATGGGATATAAACACCACGGTCAAATGGTTTATATCAACCACTATGGTAAGATTCGTAAAATGACACCGTGGCAGAGAGTGAAAGATAAGTGGAGAGGATGGAGATCCGGACTTCTTGATGGTGTACAAGATCATGGCATGCCTAACTATGTTAATTATACTATCAAGGAGGACTAAATGCAAAAGAACGAATACGACGTTCAAGTTGTAAAAGTTGTTGATGGAGACACAGTAGATGTTGACATTGACCTCGGTTTTGGTGTATGCTTAAAAGATGAGCGTGTGAGAATTATGGGTATAGATACACCTGAATCGAGGACATCTGATAAGGTAGAAAAAGTTTTTGGACTTGCTGCAAAGAATAGACTTTATTCTTTACTTGAAAAGGACGCTAAACTTATTACAACAGAAGATAAGTCTGGTGAAGATATGAAAGGTAAATTTGGTCGTATCCTTGGAGACTTTAGAGCAGATGATGGTCGTCTTGTAACCGATATTATGATTAGTGAAGGACACTGCGTTCCTTATCACGGAGAAAGTAAAGATGATATTCAAGCACAGCATATGGCCAACAGAGAAAGATTATTAGCTGAAGGTGTTGTATCAAAAGAAGATTACGACGCTGCAGTCAAATTAATGGAGAAATAAATGATTAAAAGATGGATTACAAATAGAATAGAAGAAAGAACTAGCTGGGATGGCGCTGTATTAATTGGTGTTGGCCTAGTCATTTTGATTGCCGGCCCGTTTGCTAAACTTGCAGCATATGGTGCAATTGCATATGGTGCTTGGACAATCTGGAAGTCAGAATAATGATAGAGCGTATGTTTGAAGATACGCTGTGGATATATACAGCTATAGGAGGCTCACTTCTTGGTGCAGCCTTTCTGGCTTATTTTAAAGATACGAGAGCTGGTCTGTGGTGTTATGCCAAGTTAGATCAGACTCTTGATTATCTAGTTGAGAGATGGGGTTGGACTTGGTTTGAGCAACCCACAGACGCATGGAGAAAAAAGTATCCATATGTCACAAAGAAAATTGATGAACTTGAAAAACGAATTGAGGAATTAGAAAATGAGAGAAAAACTGATTAGAGCATTTATTAGTCATGCACAAGGTCATGTTGATAAGCATGTAGCCAACATCGAGGTCTATCTCGATAATCCAGCTGGCATCGGTGAGCACTCAGATATTATTGAGGCTATTGAGATCGAGATGAAACAAATTTCTGAATATGATGATATGCTGGAAATGGTAAAAAAATATTTTCCTCCGGTTGTAGAATAATACGCAAATTAACAGTTTACAAAACTCGCGTTTTGATATATAATACTACAATCAGTTAAAAATTATTCAGTTATAAGAGGTAGTAGGATGGCAACAGCAGCTGTTGACACAAGGAAGTTTTTGTCGGAAACCAAGTTCTACGAAGGTTATTCACGATATGTTGAAAATGAAGGTAGATATGAAACTTGGGACGAGGCTGTCGATCGTGTATTAGAAATGCACGAAGAAAATTACAAAGAAAAAAATAATGAACTAAAAGAATATTTCGAAGAAGCGAGACAAGCCTATAAAGAACAAAGAGTCCTTGGTGCTCAACGTGCTTTGCAATTCGGCGGTGAACAATTGATGAAGCATCAGATGCGTATGTATAACTGTACGTCTTCTTATGCTGATCGCCCCGAATTTTTTGGGGAAGTTTTTTATATTCTCCTCTGTGGTGCTGGTGCAGGTTTCTCTGTGCAAAAGCATCATGTTAAAAAATTACCAAAGCTTCAAGCTCGTACTAAACAAGCTAAAGGTTATATCGTAGAAGACTCTATTGAAGGATGGGCATCTGCACTCGACGTGTTGATGTCTTCTTATTTTGTTGGTGGTGGTAAACATCCCGACTATGAAGGACGTAGAGTTTTCTTTGACTTATCACAAATTCGTCCAAAGGGTGCTAAAATTTCTGGAGGATTTAAAGCACCAGGACCAGAAGGATTGCGTCGTTCACTCGATAAAATCGAACATTTACTCCAAGGTATTGTATTAGACCAAAAAGAACCAGTAGCAATCAAGCCGATTAATGTATATGATATTGCTATGCATGCAGCAGACGCTGTCTTGTCTGGTGGTGTTCGTCGTTCGGCTACGATTTGTCTTTTCTCGCCAGACGATGAAGAGATGATGAATGCTAAAACTGGCAATTGGTTTATGGAAAATCCACAAAGAGCACGTTCAAATAACTCAGCAGTTATTGTTCGTGATAAGACAACACCAGAACAGTTTGGTAAGATTATGGAATCTGTCAAGCAGTTTGGTGAACCAGGATTCGTCTTCGTTGAATCTACAGAGCATACAACTAATCCATGTGTTGAGATTGGTATGTTCCCTAAGTTAGGAAACAAGTCTGGTTGGCAGGGTTGTAACCTAACAGAGATTAACGGAGGAAGTTGCAATACCGAGGAAGACTTTTATAAGGCATGCCGCGCAGCGTCTATCCTCGGTACCCTACAAGCTGGGTACACAGACTTTAAGTTCTTGTCTGACACATCAAAGAAAATCTTTGATCGTGAGGCATTGCTCGGAGTCTCGATTACAGGTTGGATGAACAATCCGGATATTCTTTTCAATGATAAAATTCTTGAAAAAGGAGCAAAGATTGTTAGAGATATTAATAAAAAAGTATCCGCCATTATTGGTATTAATCCTGCTGCTCGTACTACTTGCGTTAAGCCAAGTGGTAATGCATCGGTTCTTTTACAAACCGCTTCTGGAATCCATGCTGAGCACTCAGACATGTATATCAGAAATGTGCAGATGAATAAAGAGTCTGAAATTACTCAAGCCATTATTAAGGCTAATCCATATATGGTTGAAGAATCCGTATGGTCTGCTGGCGGAACTGATGTCGTAGTGTCGTTTCCAATTCTTCCAAAAGAAGGATCAATTTACAAGGATGAGCTCCTTGGTGTCAAGCACCTTGAACTCGTTAAGAAAGCTCAAAAACATTGGGTGAATGCTGGTACAAATGAAGAACTTTGTGCTGACAAAGGTATTCGTCATAACGTATCTAACACTATTATCGTTGATGATTGGGATGAAGTAGAAAAGTATGTGTTTGAAAATCGTCATTCATTTGCTGGTATTTCATTCCTTCCAATGTCTGGTGATAAAGACTATAACCAAGCACCAAACACAGCAGTGATTACCGCAAAACAAATGGTAAAGAAATATGACACTGCAGCTATCTTTGCATCTGGTATGGTGGTGGATGCATTGAAAGTCTTCCCTAATCTTTGGGATGCATGTTCGACTGCACAGGGTTGGGGCATGGATATTTCTCTTGAATCGGCAGAGAACGCAGCAAGACAAGATTGGGTTCGTCGTTTCAAGAACTTTGCAGAAAACTATTGTGGATCAAATGAGATCAAAGCAGAACATTGCTTAAAAGATTCTTATCTGTTACACAAGTGGAATAAAATCCAAGCAAACTTAAAGCCTATGCATTGGATCGAAGATCTGACAGAGAAGAAGTATACAGATGTAGATACACTTGGTGCTGCAGCATGTGCTGGTGGTGCTTGTGAAATCGACTTCTAATGTGCCTTCACCGTGTCTCAAAATTTGCATGATAGATAACGGTATATGCATCGGTTGCAATAGGACTCAAGACGAAATTCGTGAATGGTTCTATGCAACCGATGATCGCAAGAGAGAAATCCTCAAAAGGATCAAAAATGAAAGAATATAGAATTGAATGCGAAGAGTGCGAAACTACTACAGACGTTTTTGCATATAGCAAACCCGAATTCTGTCCATGCTGTGGGAGAAGAGCAGAAGTCGAATCGCGCAGACTTGATTTTGACGATCAGGAGTTATTACTTGAAGATGAATAAATATCTTCATGTGGTACTATGAAAACAAACAATATGATGAGACGCCAGAAGAATATCAAGGATTCGTCTACCAGATTACAGAGCAAGACACTGGTAAAAAATACATCGGAAAGAAAAACTTCTGGAAGCCAAAGACTCTCCCAATCACAAAAACACGAAAGCGTAGATCCAGAACTCGTGTTGAGTCCGATTGGAAAACTTATTTTGGCAGCAGCAAAGAAGTCCAGCTCCTCGTAGAGGAAAAGGGCCGGGATAATTATCATAGAGAAATCCTCCGACTTTGCAAGACAAAAGGAGAGATGTCATACTATGAAGCTAAGTTGCAGTTTCAGTATGACGTCTTGCTTTCTGACGAGTATTACAATGAGTTTATTGGTTGCAAAATTCACGCAAAACATGTAAAAAAGTAGTTTACTTTTATAAGAAAATAGTGTATAATAGATCCAACAATTGAGGAGTATACACTATGTTTTCTATTGAGCTTGACACAGAGGTTAGATAATGATTATCGTTGATTACTCTGGCATTTGCCTTGCCACTATTCTTATTACTAAAAACCTTGACGAAGGTATGATTCGTCATATGACTCTTAATTCATTGCGAATGTACAATAAAAAGTTTCGTGATGACTATGGTCAAATGATTCTTGCTTGTGATGGTGCTAACAACTGGCGTCGTAGTTACTTCCCTCAATACAAAGCAAATCGTCGTAAAGGCCGTGATGAGTCTACCTTTGATTGGAACGAAGCATTTCGTATTATGCATAAAATCAAAGATGAGATCCGTGAAAACTTTCCTTACAAAGTAATTCACCTTGAAGGCTGTGAGGCTGACGATGTTATTGGTACTCTGGTCGAGCAGACTCAAGAATTCGGTAACTATGAAGATGTTATGATTGTATCTTCCGACGGTGACTTCAAACAGCTGCAGCGGTATGACAATGTCAAGCAATTTTCTCCTATGCTCAAGAAGTTTGTGGTCGATGACAATCCACGTCTTAACCTACAAGAAAAAATTCTAAAGGGTGATACCGGTGATGGTGTACCAAATGTTCTATCAGATGATGATACTCTGGTCGATGGTCGTCGTCAAACACCACTGTCAAAGAAAAAGAAAGAAGCAATTATCGAAGATCTAGCTGAAGGTGAATTGCTATATGCTGCATCGTGGTATCGTAACTATCAGCGCAATGAAACTCTCATTGATCTCACAAAAACACCAAACGATCTCAAACAGAAAATTATAAATAGTTATAATGATGATCCTATTGGTGATAAGACAAAGGTGTTTCCATACCTTGTTGCTAACAGAATGAAGCAGTTGATTGAAAGTGTTCAGGAGTTTGTTTAATGAAACAATATGTACATGAAGTCTTGGAAGAAGTTGCCAAGAAGCGAAGTAAAGTAGATAAGATTAAAGTCCTTAAAGAAAATGAATCATGGGCTTTGAAAGATATTATTAAGGGTTCAATGGATACACGAATTCAATGGATTCTCCCGCCCGGAGCTCCGCCATACACGGCGTCAGAAGCTCATAATCATCCAGCAAATCTCATGCGAGAAAACACAAAGTTTAAGTATTTCGCGAAAGGTGGACCCGGCGAACAACTGCCGGCCTTTAAGCGCGAAAATATTTTTATCGGTTTGATAGAAGCTGTGCATCCAAAAGACGCAGAGCTCGTTATTGCTATGATTAACAAAGAAACGCCCAAAGGTCTGACTAGGCCGTTGGTAAAGGAGGCTTTTCCCGGCTTAATCGACTGAGGGTAAACATCAACCCTTGGAGAAAAGTACACATGGTTTTAGCTCAGCTCGAAAGACTTAAGAAAGACGCAACCGAATTGGAAATCTACGCTAAGAAATTAGAGAAAAAAGGAAAGGTAGATCGAATGCAAAAAATTCTCAAAAAGCATGATTTCTTAAAACGTCGAATTGCTGAGGTTCAATATTCAACTTAAACGAAAATTTAGGAGTGTACATGCCCCTGCCGATTTGGTATAATAATATTATGATTATTCGGCAGGGGTATATTATATTATGAATATATTTGTATTAGATAATTGTCCAATCGTTTCTGCTATGTGGCAGTGCGACAAACACGTTCCAAAAATGATTGTGGAATCTGCGCAAATGCTATCAACTGCGCATCGCATGCTTGATGGCGCTATGGAAATGCGTCCGTCTAAATCTGGTAAGCGCATGGTTAAGTATTACAAGCTTAATGATAAGCGTGAAGATCTATTCTACAAAGCAGTACATCACGGTCATCCATGTACAGTATGGACTATGGAGTCTGCAGAAAACTATGAATGGCATTGGCTACACTTCTGGGCTCTTTGTGAAGAATATACATATCGTTATGGTAAAATTCATAAGACAGATCGTGAGTTGAAAGAAGCATTGAAGAAAGCTCCATACAATATTCCGGATATTCCACAGACAGATTTTAAACTGGCTATGAAATCTAATCCGGAATGCATTGCTCTCGGCGATCCAGTCAAAGCTTATCAAGCATTTTACCAAACAAAGCAACATCGCTTTCCTATGATATGGACAAAGCGAGAAAAACCGGAGTGGTTTCAGCATGCCGACTTACACGCTGCGTAGAGTTTCAACTGGAGAAGAATGGGACATCAATTGTTCCTTTCATGATCTAGCTCCTATCTTAGAAGATGATGATGTAATTAAAGTTCTATCAACACCGAAGATTGTAACTGGTGTCGGTAGCTTACAGAGTAAAGTTCCAGACGGATTCAAAGACAAACTTAACCAGATTAAAAAGGGATCTGGTAAAAATAATACGATTAAAACATGAGTGCACTTTGGTGGAGAATTAGATATATGTTTTCTGTGTCTTGGATATTAAGAGACACATGGATCCTTTATAGATTTAAATTTTATCTCGGCTTAGGATGGCATACATCTAGGCTAGTCAAAAAAAATAACTCGCCATATCAAAAAGCATTGAATGAAATTACTAAATGGTATACTGAATGAAAACTGCTGCAGTTAGACAAGATGAACTATACGAGTACGAGCCATTAACAGAAAATCAAAAGAAAGCTTTTGACGCTTGGGATGATGGTGATAATCTAGCATTGGTTGGATCTGCCGGCACCGGTAAGACTTTCCTTGCTATGTATCTTGCGCTTGAAACTATTTCTGATAAGCAAATGCCAGAAGAAAAAATTGTACTCTTTCGATCAGTAGTGCCAACAAGAGATATGGGATACTTACCGGGCACCGTAGAAGAAAAGAAAGAAGTATTCGAAACACCGTACAAGAATATTATTGCAGAAATTATCGGTGGCGATCAGCCCTATAAGAGGTTACTGCATACTCATCAATTTGAATTTATGACTACATCTTTTATTCGTGGTCTGACTATCGATAATGCTGTCGTGATTGTAGATGAAATGCAGAATCTAAACTTCCATGAACTTGATTCTGTAATGACTCGTATAGGTAATAATTGTAGAGTAATTTTTTGCGGAGACTATCATCAATCAGATTTTAGGGAAGGATCTGAAAGAGATGGTGTAATGAAGTTTATGAGAGTTGTTGAGCAACTCAAAAATTTTAATGTAATTCAATTTGGATGGGATGATATCGTTAGATCAGACTTCTTAAGAGATTACATTATGACAAAAGAAATGTTAGGTATTAGGTAATGGAGTTTATTCATGAAACAATTGATCTCGGATATGATGATTTGGTTGCTGACACACGGCCAACAGGTAGGACTTACGTTGCTCCTGATGGTAGTCGGTTTCCTAGCATTACAACAGTATTAAGCATTATTAATGAAGATGCGATCGCTGCATGGAGGAAGCGAGTAGGGGAGGAAGAAGCAAACCGTGTTGGCTCTAGAGCCGCTAACCGTGGAACGCAGGTCCACTCTATCATTGAAAGGTATCTAAAAAATGAAGACACTACAGAATATCTCCCACACATTCGACAAAGCCTTGAAAACCTACGTCCTATTCTGGACGAGCGGATTGGAAAAATCTTTGGTCTTGAGACTCCTCTTTACAGTCATCACCTTGGTGTTGCTGGTCGATGCGATTGCGTTGCTGAGTTTGATGGTGTACCGTCTATTGTAGATTTTAAGACATCTAGACGACCTAAGACACACGATAAGATTCCAAATTATTTTGCTCAAATGTCAGGGTATGCCGTTATGTGGGAAGAACGTACCGGCATGCCCATTACTAATACTGTCATTATTATGGATGTAGATGATCATGAACCTCTAGTCTTTAAAGAACATAGAGACAACTACATTCAACTTCTTATCGACACGAAAAAAGAATACGACAGACGTAAACTTTTTTTCAATTAAGTGCATTTTTTAGTGTACATTTGCTCCAGAATAGTGTATAATATATCTATACAATGAAAGAGGAGCTAAATTATGAATACATTCGCAGTCTATCAAGTCAAGCTGGATCGCTTTATCAAAGATGGTAACTTCATCAGCGAAGATAAAGCAAAGCTTCACTTCGACATTTCACGTGGTAAAGTAACTAACAACGATTTCGTTCGTCATTATCAACCAGTTTGCACAATTGAAGCTAAAGATCTTGACGAAGTTTTTGAGATTGGTAATATCGGTCCTGAAGATCGCATCAGTCGCTACAACGATAGCAGGATGCATTCGATCTCAGTAGGTGATGTTATCAGCAACGTGTTTACCGGTAAACGGTATGTAGTAAAACCATTTGGATTTGAGGAGCTTTAATATGACTGTATATCTAGACATGGATGGTGTAATCGCCGATTTCTTCGGTGCATTCGCTAAAGCAAACAATGTCACACATTGGAAATCAATCAAACAAAAAGAGAAAGCATTAGCTGATCTAGTTGGTACCGATTGGTTCTATCGACTTCCTACCTTCGGATTTGAGTCGACAAGAATTGTTGATTTTGTAAAAGTAATTAGTGATGGTGATTGGGGTATTTGCTCCTCTCCTCTTCGTGGAGATCATAACAATTCAGCCTACTGGAAACGTCGTTGGCTTGAAGATAAAGGTTTCATGCCTGAAGTTGAAAATTGTATCTTCACTTCAAACAAACATAAGTATGCAGTCAATCGTTTGACTGGAAAACCTAACATTCTTATCGATGACAAAATTGATAATATCAAACGTTGGGAACAGGCTGGAGGTATCGGTATTCGCTTCCAGTGTGATAAAGATGACATTAACGAATACCTGTTTGTAGAACTGGAGAAAGAATTTGAAATCACTTACTGAATTACTCACACTTCGTAATGAGTTTGAAGAGCTCACCGCAGGTTATAGTATGCCTGACGGAAGTGATATAAATACACTAGAGTGGTTTATTGAAAACGGACACCGTTCCAATTCACTTCGTAATGGATTTGATGATGCAAAG